ATATTATACTCAATAAACTTTTGATAATTTTGTTTGTATAGTTGATGCAGAGAATCATATTCGTCATATGAAATCTTGTTCTTTCCAAGTTCAACACTAGCAATATTATCAAGTTTGTATGATTCTTGTGATGTACCACCAGGAGCATACTTACGATACAATTCAATATAGTCAAGCATAGCGACACCCATCATCTCATAGACGATGTGTTCTTTTGCCATTAGAATTGCTTTACGTTCAGAGATAAAATTCCAAGGAGACAAACTCTTCGCCTCTTGTTCGGAAAGAACTCTCTTGAAACGATTGATTAGATACGGGAAGTCAAAGAACTTGATATTCCATCCCGTAATGATATCGGGGCAACGTGTTGTCCAAATCTCTAGAAACCTCTTACAAAGGGTCCATTCATCTTTACACTTGATGTATGTGATTGCACCACTATCGGTCTTAAAGTCTCCGCACCCAAAAACAAAGGTCATACCACCCATGAATTTTAGAGTGATTGCAGTAATCGCCTCAGATGCTTCATATGGATTGGGGAAACCATTTTCTGAACCAACTTCAATATCAATCGTTGCAATTGAAACTTGAGATTGGTCCCACTCAATGACATTAGGAAATTGGTCAGCAATAAACGCATATTCATAACGAGTATTACCATAGACCTTTTTATTTGTCACATCTTGATTTTGTTTTACATAGTCTCTTGCTTCACGGATAGAATCAAACTTGAATTCATGAAGATATTCACCACCAAGACCAGTAAACTTTGTGACTTTGTTTACTGGTTCATACAGTTTAGGTTTATATTCAATTTTCTTGTTTACTTTTTTTCCATTAATGATACCACGAAAAAGAATATTGTTTCCTACACATTGTACATTGGTGTAAAAGTTCATCCGAGAATAAGATCCTTCTTAGGCAGCACGATACCTGAACCAAAAATACTATTATAGTTGCTAATGAAATCTACTGCTGGCACATATTCATAGACAACATTCATCTTTGCGATAGTCATCTTATTTTCTGTCTTCTGTTCTGCATGAATAGGAAATGGAGCAAACCCAACGTTTGGCCGACCATCTTGTCCACGCATAACTGCGATACCTACAGGATTAACAATGTGATAGTCAAATTCGGATTCGCTCTCAACTTCAGCAATAACTTCTTCTCCGGTGATTAGTTTAAATGCTTTGATATTCATAATTACCTCATAATTAAAAGAGTGGAGCGGGTAGTGGGAATTGAACCCATCCTCTCTGGCTTGGAAGGCCAGGGCACAACCACTATACCATACCCGCGGTTGATGGACTAACTAAATACTTATAATCAATAACCATTAAAGTAGAAACAAAAAAATGGAATTCTTCAAGATAGTTGCTGATGTCGGATTTCCGATTGCAGCAGCGATTTCTGCAGGATACCTAGCATTTCTTACTTTAAAGTTCATTCTAGCAGGTGTATTGAGTTCCGTCAAGAGTTTAATAGGTATTATTAATGCTCTAGACGAAAGAGTCCGCGTCATGAATAACGATGTCATTAGAATAGACACTTTAGTATCAAATGCACTGGGTGTCAAACCAGACATAGACAGAATCGCTCGCGTAAACGGCAAAGAAGACGCAAGAAAGGACTAAAATGGAAATCACAAAGTTCATCAATGAGTATGGTTTCCCTATTGTGGCCTGTTTTTGCATGGGATACCTAATTCGTTACGTTTGGTCTTGGACAACGACGGAAATAAAACCTTTGATTAGTGAAGCAAACAGTACTCTGATATCTCTTGTAGATAGAATACGAATGCTTGACAATGATTTAATCCGTCTAGCAGTAAAAGTCAAAACGACTCTTACTAACAAGAACAAAGATTAATTGGTGCGAGAGACGGGACTCGAACCCGTACAGATTTCTCCGGCAGATTTTAAGTCTGCTGCGGCTACCGATTACGCCACTCTCGCAAAACTGGTCCTCCCGACAGGATTCGAACCTGTATCGTGCCCCAATCTAGAGCCAATGCCAAGGTATAAGCTTGGAGTTTTACCATTAAACTACAGGAGGAAAAACTTTAAATAATCTGTTTCAATCTGTCTGCCGCATAACTAGCAGCAAACGCCTTAGGTTTAACAAAAGGAATAACATTACATGTTCCTTTAATATAACCGATTGCTTGTTGAACAACGCAAGAAGAACCGTGCATTTGGTCTGGATTGATATCCAGATGAACTTCAACGTGACGGTCTTCTAGAACGTCAGAAAGACGTTGAAACAGTTCAGATACTTTATATACTTCGTTCATCAAACGCATTGCTGGTTTGTCTTTGCGTTGGTCATAATCTCTTTCTCTAACTACTTCTCCAAAAATTTTACATCCATGACGACCTTCAATATGGACAACAATAGCAAGAGTATAATCTGCATACCATTGATTCTTAATATTAAATCGTTCTGAGTCTGCTCCTAGATAAATTTTTGTTTCTGGTCCTTGTTGAAGGATGAATTCTTTTACTTCTTCCAGATTTAGTTTTTTCATTAGAGTATGTGCTTTCGTTTAACTTACACATACAGTATATATCATATGAGGAAAAATGTCAAGCGATTGTTTGGCACAAAAGAAAACCGAGACGTACTTTCGCAGAGGTCTCGGGCATATTACTTTTATATATGCTTAACGTGCAGCGATATACATTGTAACTTCAAATCCAAAACGGGTGTCTTGTGCAGTTGGCTTAGTCCACATATCTAACTCCTTGTATCATTCACGCGAGATTGCGTATTACTATTTAAACACATTACAAAAAATTACACATCACTTACTACACTAGATTGTACTAATGAAAACTATTAGTCCTCAATAACACCAACAACTTCATCGATATGAACCTTGTATAGGTCATCACCAATCTTATGTGCGGCGTGCCAATTCAAGAGAATAATATCTCCTTCTTTGAGTTCTTCAACTTCAGTACCGACATTCAATACCTTTGCTCGTTGAGGACCACTTGCTCTAGTCAAAACAATACCAGACTCAGTTGTCAAGTCTTGTTCAACGACACGAACAACAACATTACGACCCAATGCTCTAATTTTCATTTTTATTCCTATTCATAAAGTTATTATACAAAATGTTTTCTCTTTCATATGCCTCTTTTTCCCAAGGCAATTCATCATAATTAACTGCTTCTCTATCTACTTCATTACCACGCCAACTCTTTAGATTATCATCAATCTCACCTTCGATATATTGCTTAACGTGAACCATTTCGTGTGCAAGAGTAACAAGAACATCAGCAATATCTTCGTTTCGGTTTACGTCAATCACAAACCCTCTAGGTTTGTTCTTAGTGTTATATTCATCAATATTAACTAGACCAGAATAATTTAGATTTTCAAAATTGATTGTTATTGTACAATGTTGTTGAATTCGTTTTGAAATGAGTGCATTTGCATAGCACTCAATCGCATTCCTCACTTGGGTCTTGTGCTGCTTGGGACAATGATACAGATTTATATTCATTAGAAAATTCTACCTTGTTTCCTGCCGATGCGTCTCTAAAAATGTTTGTATGAACAATCTTCTTTGGAGAAAAATATTCTACTAATGCATTAACTACAATTAGTGGTTCAAATGGTTTACAAGAAAAAACATCAAGATATAAATCACCAGTTTCATCTAGAAAATGTGCCATAATATTTGATGTTTCAATTAGTTGGATTGCTGTCCATCCTGCCTTATCAGTACCATCTGCAAAATGAACTAGTTGTGGTGTACCATAAGGCACCATATCAATTTCTTTAATAAGATGTTGAATAAAACTAGAAATGTATTCAGAATCTCTTGCTTTAATTATATCACACATCTTAGCATTGACGACTAGATGTTGTCCCCAATATTCAACAGGATTTTTTTTCATATTTCTCTACCTGAACTCCGCATTGTTTTAGAAACTTTATGCCATTATCAAGTCTATAGTCATTCTCATAATAGACTTTTTTGACCCCCGCTGTATATATCTGCTTCGCACAATGAATACACGGAGAGTGGGTTAGGAACATCGTAGAGTCTTTTCCTGACTCTGGTCCTTTTGCTAGTTTTGCAATTGCGTTTGCTTCTGCGTGAATAACTTCGTCTTTTGTTTTTAACTCTTCAGCAATTAACACTTCACATTCATTTGTCCATCCTGAAGGCATACCATTATAACCAACAGAAATGATGCGGTCATCTTTTACAATAATCGCACCAACTTGCAATTTCTTCGCAGTAGACAACTGTGCGAATCGTTTTGCAACATCCATATAAGCATCAATAAATTTCTGTTTCATAATTATAAGTTTATATCGTGTAATAATATCAAACTATAAGTGGGTGAATATACGTATTTTGACCAAATATTTTTTCTTTAGTATTTTTATGTATAAACATTATGTCAATTTGCAGTAGTGTTTGTTCGCTTGTATGCACTTCTAGCAAATCCATTGGAATGAATCCGCGATTCTGCATGTAATCCAAGTAGTCTTGGATATTCGGTGCACCCAAATTGTATCGTATTACTGGGCACTCTAGATAAACTAGGTCAACTTGGTTAAGTAGACTTTCTGCTCCACGTAGGATATCAATTTCACTACCTTGTGTGTCTGCTTTGATAAAGTTGGGCACAGGCAACTCAGCCGCGCGTACAATACTATCCAAAGTTCTACAAGGCATTTCAATGGATTCCGTGGCATCATAATGTATTGTGTTCTCTTTGTAGTAACTGTCACCTGTAGTATTTGCTTTAAAGAATTTTACACTGGTACGGTCTGGGCTACTTAGTACATCAATAAAGTAAGGTAATCCAGTAAGGTCTAAATCTGGGCGACAATCTGGATTAGCTTCAAACAAATAGAAGGAACTGTCCCGCAGCACACTACTTTTCATTTCATTGGACCAGTATCCACGGTTGGCACCAATGTCGTAGACTGTGTGAATCTTCAATCCTCGTTGTTGTATGTCGGTCAAGAATTCCTGTAATTTGCTCATAGAAATACCTTCTTAAATTGTTCCATTGCAGGTTGTGGACGATACCCAGATACTCTACTTGCCCAATCCTGCTGATTGTCTTTAAAGTTTGACAGCATATGATTTAAGTCTATAGGATTATTGTAGAGTAACTCACTATCGGCCAACATGTCGATGTGATTTTGGTCTCCTCCTCCGTTCCATGCCATCACCGGTTTACCTAAACTTAGGAACTCTGCAATACTCAATCCAAAACTTTCACCACCCCCACGACCATGTAACATAGCATCGCATGTGTCAATAAAATTGGCCTTGTCTTGTACGTCATGTATTTCTTGATAAAACAGTACTCTAGGATGATTGATCCAAGGACGTGTTCCTACAAACACAAAAGTGTAGTCATCGTGCTGCTCTAAGAATGTAGCTACTGCTTGGTGCACCCAAGGCAAATCAAAAGTATCATATCCGCCGTGTCTACCAATAATAGTATGGTGAGCAGGAATACCCATCTTTTCACGCAGGTTATCCGTAGGTTCTGGAAGCTGAACAATATGTGGAACACTAGGTATACTAGTACCATGTTGCGAGTTCATCTTGTTAGCTAGCCATTGTGATACATAAGCATAACAATCACCGTGTGGTTCATATTGTTGAAATACTGCATGTACCAATGTGCGGCAGTTATTAGGTAAAAAATCTCGCTCACCGGAACGTATGAAATATGATGTATCAATTTTATGTTTATCTACTAGAGATTCGACTCCGGCTGCACTACCGTCGTGTCCTAGCACTTCAAACTGTTTACTTAGTGCTTCAACTACTGCATGCTCGGTGCCCATATCCTTCATATACGGAATAGATAAGTTGTAGCAAATTACACTTTCATTGCCTAGTATTTCTTGATTGTAACGTGCATAGTCTGTTATAGCAACTGTTGTTCCGCGGTAATTCAACGCGCCAGTATGAAACATTATTTTCATCACATCTCCTCAGTATAATATTCTTTGGTGCGCCCGGTAGGATTCGAACCTACACTCAACGGATTATGAGTCCGCTGCTTTAACCATTAAGCTACAAGCGCGTTAAGTGGCCTGCCTGGAGGGACTCGAACCCCCGACCTACAGCTTAGAAGGCTGTTGCTCTATCCAGTTGAGCTACAGGCAGAATAAGTTTAATCGGCACCAAACATATGACGAATGATTTTCTCATTAATCATATGTGGTACAGAAAGATAGGGTTGTTCTAGGATAAATGGACAACCTTCTTTCCATTTACCATTCTTAACAAAAAACTTATACTCTTCAACGTCTTCTTTAGACACAGGATCAAAGAGCCGATGTTGAGTAGCATAACGAGTTTTATTTACATAATTACTTAACGTATTCAAGGCTGTCCTTCTTCATATAAAAGATAGTCACGTTTTGACCAGACTCAGGATATACACGCGAAACAGGAAGAAACACTACGCCTTCAATTTCTTTAGTTTGCCAAGAAGAGTTGCTGTAGTACACTTCTGTTTCTCGCATACGACTGCGAACCTTACGAATTACTTCGATGGGTTGCTTTTGCTTTGGTTTTTGCTTTGCGTGATTTTTCATAGTTTGTGTAGTATACATGAATTGACTATAAAAGTCAAGAGGGGAATTTGACTTCCCCTCTTGTTTACCTATTTCTTTCTATTTAAGTATTCCCATTCCTCATCGGTAACGGGCCACCAGTTCATGATGGGTCCTTAATCGCAATCTTCTTTAGGTTGTTCTGTGTGTTAACAAGATTTTCCAACCAAATCTTCAGCATACCATTAACAATCTCAGCATCCTTAATTTCAATTTTGTCTGCTAATGTAAATGTGCGCGAGAAGTTACGATTTGCAATACCTTTGAATAGATATGATTCTTCTTCTTGTGTTTCTTGTGCGTGGCCGCGAACAACGAGTCTATTGCCGTCTAGTGTGACCTCTAGGTCAGACTTAGTAAAACCGGCAACTGCCATCTCAATAATATAGGTATTTTCTTTGACCTTACGAATGTTGTATGGGGGATACGATGGGATGTTCTTTTGAACATTCTTAATCTCGTCTAGAATGCTTTCAAAGCCGACTGAGAAAGGATCAAAAGTCTTACGTAGGTCAAAAATGGTAGGTAGTGTTGTCATTGTTAAATCTCCTTAATTAAGCAAGTTATAATATGTGAACCCTATCGGCGTCCACATACTATTTATATCACACTACAACATTTTTGTCAAATCTTTAATTCATTCCAATAAATTATTTGCCAACTACCATCAAAATTTTCTACCAAGGCAGAACATGATTCTACCCAGTCACCATCGTTCATGTAGATGACTTCTTCGATTTCTTTGATTTCCGGCGTGTGGATGTGACCACAGATGATTCCATCGTAACCTTTTCGTTTGCAGTATCCTGCGAGATTTGTTTCAAATTTGAATATGAAATCGATTGCTTTCTTAACTTTGTGTTTAAGATAACGGCTAAGGCTCCAGTAGCCGAAACCGAGACGATGGCGGATAGTGTTAAAAGTAGTATTAAGATTAAGAACAAAATCATATGCTTTATCTCCTAAAAATGTTAACCAAGGTGCGAGTCTAGTTATTCCATCAAACATGTCACCATGAACAACAAAATATTTTTTGCCGTCAATACCATAATGCACCGCATGATTTGCTATTTCGACTTTACCAAAAGAAAGACCGTATGGCATCAACGGTCTTAAAAATTCATCATGATTACCTGCGATATAGACAACTCTTGTGCCTCTTTTGGCGTGACCTAGAATTCTTCTTATAACATTAGTGTGACTTTGTTTCCATCTCCACTTGTTTTGCTGAATTCTCCAACCATCAATTATATCACCGACAAGATATAATGTTTCACAAGAGTTGTGTTTTAAAAAATTATTTAATAGTTCTGCTTTGCTGTCTCTTGTACCCAAATGAACGTCTGATATGAATATTGTTCTATATTGGGTAGTTTCCATTTATCTTGCAACTTTTTTACCAATGTTGTATTTTGGTGTCAAGGTCCATTCGTCTTTTTCTCTGTAACCAATAATTTTGATTTGAGAAATGTTGACCTTGAACTCTTCTGCTCTTTGTTTGTCCACTAACTTCAACAGACCCCAATCTTCCAAGAGAACTGCAATTGTGTTTCTTCTTGCAACATCATTTTCAGTAATGTCTGTTGGTTTGCCATCTAGAGCAAACAGTTCTTTAAAATGAACAATATAGTATTTGCCTTGTTTATGAAGAATGTGGCAAGACTGATATAGAACTTTTTCTTTTTTAGAAGCAACACCAATTCGTGTTAGGGTTTCACGAATCTTTAAAAAATCGTCTTTTTCAGTTAGTGTTACCTCAAGCATGTCCTCGATTCTAAGCATTATTTTGATACTCCACCTTTGTCTGTTATTTTTCTTATGTGGGAGAGTTGGTCTTTGGTTAAAATGGATAATGCTTCTTTTGCCTTTGCATCAGAATAACCAAAATATTCCTTCACACACTCCAAATCTTTTACCGACTCTGCTTTCTGCCAAGGTTGAAACTTACGCTTCATCGGTCTAATACTATTTAGAAGGTAGTCATATTGAAGTTTTTTATCAAGAAAATGCAACATATTGATTTCATTCGCATAAGGAACGCAATCAAGATGATATGATAATGCTCTATTCACAACATATGCATTGTAATCTTTTTCATCGTCTTCAGTCTCAATACATCTCTTTTTTGTCTGTAGAATAGACGGTACGATTTCTTTAAATAGGTC